CGCCCAGAATCATAAGGGATGCGATCACTGATATAGTTGTTCACGAATGGCTTCACAGTGGGGTAGTAACAAGCCTCTAAACGGTTAGGGGCGTCAGTGTAATCTGTAATCAGTACATTTGCCATTGGGTTATCCTCCGTTGGTTTTTGGCATGTGGAACCCTTGACACCCGAACCATACGTCTCCTTTACCATTTTAGACCTGTACAATACAAAGATCACCGCAATCACCGTAGCACCCAATACGAAAATACGAGGATCACGACGAGTCAGATAAAGAATGCAACTGACATAGATGACAAAACGGGAAGCGGCGTTCACCCGGTCTTCTGGAGTTTGTTCCGAAGTTGGCCAAAATTGAGCAACCTGGTCGGCTCGAATGAGCTGCTGAGGATCGTCAAACCAGGCCTTCATTTAATATATGTACAGGTTTATTTTTTGGGTAGACCACCAAGCATGCTACCCATCATCTTCATAAGAGCATCCTGGTCCAGTTCACCACCATCAGTCTCCATCTTGTCAGCACATTCCTTAGCGATACCCTCAATCATCTTGAGGGTGTCGTCAGGAATGGACGTGATAGTAGTACCAAGCATGTAGAGCGTCTGGAGATACTGCCATGTCGCACCCTTGGTGTTGACAGACATGCGCTCCCAATACGACTTGATGTTGAGATCCTTCAGGAAATCAATCGTCTCAATCTCCTTGAGTAGGAAAGATTCATCCTTGGCCGAAATCTTTTCAGCGTAAGGAGTGACACCCTTCATGAAAGCATCCACAACGAGACGTGGGTTTGTAGACTTCAGTACATCAAACGAAGTCATCATCTTCTTAACGCCTTTTTCCTCTGGAAAAGTCTTGTGCAATTCCACAAGAAATTGACCCATCATATCATTGAAAGCAGTGACAGACGCCATTTTCTTATTATATTCGTGTAATCTTTAAGTTTAGAAAGGCTCACTGGAAATAGTCTCACGTTGACCAATGCCACCCGAAACGATGAAAAACACTAGAATCGCGTTAAGAGCTGCGGGTTTAGTGTATTTGTTCAATTCCAACTTTCCTTCATTGTTCAAGTATGCTTTGAGATGAATGTACCCCGCGGTGATACCACCAGCAATGAGAGCGGCGCTCATCGGGTCGCGTAAATAATCGGAGATCTCCATTTAATTATACCTGGGATTTTTTGTACGCTGCTCTGGTGCATCACCAAAAAGTACATCATCTTCTTCCTGAGGTTGTTCCACGGGTTCGGGTGCTTGAACACCCGGAACAGTCTTAAATTCGTTCTCGAGACCAGTGGGCATTGGCTCACCCATAGGCTCAGTCTCACCAATAGGCTCGGGCTCGCCAATAGGCTCAGGCTCGCCAATAGGCTCGGTCTCACCCATAGGCTCAGGCTCACCCATAGGCTCAGGCTCGGGCTCGGGCATATCATCTTCGATAACATCTGGATCAATGCCATCCTGAATCTCACCATCAAGGGAAATGTCGCGGTTATCCTGAGACATGTACGTTTGAAGAATCTGTTGTACAGGAATCAACTCTTTCACAGTGCTCTCGATACAGGTGCAAAAACGTATAGTCAGTTTTTCGTCGCGCAGATATTCACTCTGCTCTTCGTGGAAAATGTATGGATCCTTGTAAATATCCTTCGCGATGTTGTTGTAACACGTCTGAATGAAAACCTCCTCAGTGGGAAGTTTAAGAGAAATCTTTTTGTTGTCCGCCTTGAGACGAACGGAGGATAGGATTTTAGTGCACGCGACGAATACAGCGGCTAAGAGGTCACCAAACCAGGCACATCGCCCAGTGATGTTATCCGAATGTCTTTTAGACATAGCGTTTGACCAGTTTGGAACTTCTTTAAGGATTTTCTGAAACATAATGAGCACCTGTTTCCCTTTGGAAGTTTTAACTGCTTCGTTGTACATTTCCTCGAATACTTCAATCATAGGTGGACACATAATGAGGCAGAGTTGTCCAAGATACTCCTTCTTCGCCTCGACCATAATACTCAAATTGTCCATTTATGATTAAAGGGGGTTTTAAATCATCGCTTCCTACGCACTCCGCCTGTATTTGTTTGCAATCTTCTTGAGATTCATCAGATTTGGGAAGTCTCCTTCTTCCTCATCTTGTTCTCCCTTTTCCTTCTTCTTTTTTGGTTTTGACCACGTGATATAGATGTCATAGTCGCTCACAAGCTGCACTGTAAAACCCCCCAAAGCGAACTGTCTGGCCACATATCTCGCAGCAGCTGAGCGATCGAACGCTGGATAGCCTATGAGAAATGTTGGTATAGTCATGAACAGTTGTTTATGTCCGAGTTCTACTGATTGTTTTATTTTGGTGGAAAATTGAGTGTAGATTTTCATGTAAATTTCTTTACGAATCTGTTTGCGCTTGTCATCTATCTTGACAACATCATTGATGCTCAACATTACAATTACTGTAATTTATTTTTCACCGATTCCAACTCAGTACTCTTGGGCATGGCAACTTCCTTGACCAGCTCGTACTTGACAAATTCTTTACCTTCAGATCCCTCTGTGAATGGTTTGATATTCTGGGGAGCCTGGACACCAAGGGGTTGGGTCCTAAGAGAAATAATCCGAATCTTACCATTTTCAACTTCATACGAAACCGCCACCGAGAACCCGTAGGAAAATCCACCCTTTTTCATCGTCATGAACATACATTCATAAATCTCCTTATCGTCACCCTTGTAGTGTTTGACTGCGGTAGTTTCTATGATATACGTGCACAATCCAGTACGCTTGGAAATTTCTTTGTTCGCCATGAGAACAAAGTCTTCCATCATATCATTGTCAACCTTAGCTTCGACTTCCTGGTATCCTGTAAGATTTGGTCTGGGATCATCCAGTTTCACAGAATTCCTAGGCTTGGTGTACCCTGAGAGACCAAATGTCTCAGTAAACTTTTCGTGATTGGTCGTCAGAAGGAGAACTACCAGGACCAGAATGAATACAAGTAAATAGTTCATCTTTACTACTATGCGTTAATTTTTTTTTACAAAATACCCAATAGATATTAGATGTCTCTGCTGATATATAGTCCCCGGTGTAAACACTCTATGGAAGTGATTGAATATATCAACAAACACAAACAGCTGAAACAACTTGTGCATTATCACAATATCAACACACAGGGTGTACCCCCAAACTACAGAAACAAAATCAACCGTGTACCGACTATGCTCACGAAAAATGGTAAGATTCTCGTGGGTAATGAAATCAAGAACTGGCTTGACTCCCTTCTACCCAAAAAGGAGGTTGAACAAGTTTCAATTGGTGGATTTGGGGGTTCAATGTCAAACCTTGATGGAAAAGATAACAATTCTAATATGTTTCGGCTTGATGATTATGGACAATCCCTCCAGCCAGCTATGACCAAAGAGCTTGAAGAGAAAATCAGTCGAGATGTCTCTAAGGGTGTGGCGTATACAGATTTAAAGATGTAACGCACTAATACGAGTAGATATGAAACTTGTGACGATCCAAGCTTCCGCTTTTAAGTCGACGTTCGAAGTTCTGAAGGATATCCTGAATGATGTAAATATCTACTTCAAACCAGATGGTATGTACGTTGTCACTCTAGACACTGCACGCACATCTCTCGTAGATATGTTTCTCTCAGCAGACAACTTTGAAGAGTATCAGTGCGATCAAGATGAAATCATCGCAGGTATCAATATATCAAACACGTTCAAACTTCTTAAGACGATCACGAATAATGATGTCCTGAAGATTGAGATTAATTCAAAGGAGTATATGAACATCGAAATCACAAGCGAATCTAAAAAGACGAGTTCAACTTTTCAACTCAAACTCCTGGATATCAACGAGAGTCGGATCGAAGTGCCTGAAATTGAAATGTCTACGATTACCACCCTCCCATCCGCAGACTTTCAGCGTCTCTGTCGTGATATGTCTAACATTGGAACGGATATTGAGATTAAACGGTCTGGAAAACAAATCAATTTCAGTTGTCAAGGAGACTTTGCAAATCAGGACACCTCTATTGAGTGTACCGAGGAAAGTCGGACGATTACAGGACTCTATAGTCTTAAATATTTGAATATCTTTACAAAGGCGACGAGTATGTGTGCGTCTGTGCAAATTATACAGGAAACGGGAAATAGATTTTTGATTTTGAAGTATAATGTTGCCAATTTGGGTGAACTTAAATTTTACCTAGCGACTAAGGTATCTGAAGATTAGTGGTAAAGTCATCCAGGGTTGAGAGGGTCTTTTTCATACCTAGGGTATTGGAAAGGATGATCTTTGGAAATCTCTCCTTGAGTACCTCTCTGTCGTAAAATAGAAAATGTTCGAGTGGAACCTTTTGACCGTGGAAATCATTTCGAGGTCCAGAGTATCGTTTCACCTTTTCAGTAATGTCTCGCATCGGTTTATCATCGTGATCAACGATCCAGACACTACTCAAAGGGATACTAAAGTGCATTGCATTATCTTCCCCCTGACCAGGTTTGAAATTGATATCATTCGAGATACTCGTGTACTTCTTACCATTGAAGTAATACTTTACCCGGAGGATTGTGTATTTGACATTTTGTGGAACTATTGTTTTACGAAATTTCATACCTGTGACATTCGTGTAATATCCATCAAGAATTTCATCTTCCCAATCTTTACTCTCTTTCATCCAAAAATCATCTTCAATCATATAGTCCAAGTCATGATCTATCACATATTCAAGTTCTTCAGAGATGATCGTGTAATCCCTAGGTGTGACGATGTATTTATAGAAGAAGAAAATACTACTTAAAAGTTTGGTAAGCATCTCTTTATAAGGATGGAAGGTAATTTTTTAAGTAGATATAACAATCGAATAGAAGAATGGAACACATCTATACGTAAAGATCCGTCTAACAGGAAAAAGTATGAATCTGAGATGGCCGAGTACATTATGAAGTGTATGCCTTATTTAGATCAACACGTAGACGATGGTGATGAGAAGACAAATACAGATAATATTTTCAATGTCAAGGAAACTGTCGGTCTACAAAGGAAGGATATCTTCACCGACTATCTCATAGATGTTGAAAAGAAAAACATAGCCAAACCACAACAACGCACTATGGATGTATGTAAAACGTGTGCGTATAGCAATATCATCCACTTTCACGACACGAGTGATCTTGTATGTGATGGGTGTGGAGCTATAGTTGCCGCACTTATCAGTGAAGAGTTGACATACCGAGAGGAACAAGAAACGTCGGAAAAGATTGTAAACTATTCATACAAAAGAGAAAACCACTTTAACGAATGGTTGTCACAGTTTCAGGCACAAGAGATGACAAATATACCTGTTGAAGTCATCGATCAATTGAGATCAGAACTCAAAAAGATGAAAATCAAAAACCTCGAAGATATCACACACGCGAAGATTCGAGGACTCTTGAAAAAGTTGAGACTTAATAAATACTATGAACACGTGCCTTACATAACAAATATCCTAAATGGTATCAAACCCCCAAATATGCCCCAAGAGTTGGAAGAATATCTTCGTATCATGTTCAAAGATATTCAGAAACCATTCGATGACAATTGTCCTACAGAGAGGAAGAACTTTCTCAGCTACTCCTATGTCCTCTATAAATTCTGTGAACTTTTAGGTGAAGACGATTACCTCCAATACTTTCCACTCCTCAAGTCTAAAGAAAAGTTGTATCAACAGGACGTCATTTGGAATAAGATCTGTCACGATTTAAAATGGGAATTTATTCCGACAGTTTAAAGATTTTATGTCTTTAACAATTAATGCCAGTTCTCAAAGGTGATAAACAATGCCCAAACTTTTTAGTGTGTCGTAAAATGTATGATCCTAGCTTAAAAGTATGTACCTCATGCTTTTGGAGATTCAAGAATGAAGTACTCGAATTCAAAAATGGTGAATGTCCAATTTGTTTCGAAAATACAGATTGTGTAAAATTTAGGAAATGTTCACACTTTGTATGTGTAAAATGTTACGATAAACTTGATAAGTGTCCAATGTGTCGCCAAGATCCAGAAGAGTTTGACAAATTGTTGAAAACCTAAGTGTACCACGAATCCTTAGGATTTTAAGAAAAACGAAGATGCAGCTCGCTCAGTTTGTGAAGACCTCTCCATACTTCCACAACGATGGGAGACTTCGTGTTCCCACTCAAGAGGTGTTGCTTCAAAGGTTGACAAACTACGACGGTAAGAATGTATCTTTGTATGAAAACTGTCTCGAGGTTCCAGCTACTTCGGATACCAAGACGGTGGCTTCACTCATAGCGGATCAGCAGTCGGTCTACACAGCCTACTACTACCCGAATGGACAAAGAGAACCTTACCATGGATGGAAGCCTGAAGATGCGATGAGTTACATCCTGTCACTTTTTGAAGGTAAACAGACCCATACTACATGGATCTTCAACTGTGTTCGTGAAGGAGAAAGAGATGTGACCTACATCTTGGACGCCGGTCATCGATTCTTCAATCTCATGCTTTTCCTCGACGACGGCTTCGCTGTGAAGGGACGTAAGTGGTCCCAATGGAAGATCCACGAACGTCAGTACTTTCTCCAGATTAAGATTCAGGTTGCAACTTACCGAAATCTCAACGCGAGTCAATGCCGAGAGTTGATGGACAATGTGAACACCCAGCTCAGTTTGAGCAAAGGTGAACTCGCCAATACCCACAGTCTCGAAGGGGATGAGTGGCTAAAGTTCGCCAATGGTTTATTTTCAAGTACAATTGAGGATCGTCTCACTCAAATGTTTGGTGGTAATGATCGCAAACAGCATCTTGTCAAAATGTATAATTTTGGAGATAAGTTTCGGACGCTGACTGTCGGGCAGCCGACAAATTGTACCGGCAAAAATGACTACGAGAAAGTGCGTGTAGACCTGAAGCATTTCTACATTGACCAACCAGACTCTGTCTCAAATAAAAGTAAGCTTATCAATCACACAGTAAGAGTCTTGGAACTTTTCCCAGAGAGGCACAAAGGATGTATCCAGGTGTTCGACACTTACATGTTTTTTCGCTGGGCGTTCATGGGTATGCTGAGGGGAGAAGAAAAGACGAAGGAGTTTCTGGAGGCGGTCTACAACCCCAACGTGCAAAATGGGGCGTGGTACAAAAAGTGGAGGGCTGATGAGGTGAAGTCTGGGCATGGGACGGAAAAAACCAAGACTGATATCAAATACAATATCTACACCAACTTCTGTGATTCTGTATAATTTTCTAGTCTCATTGTAATGAAAGCTAAAGTGATTATTCCCCTCAGCAACTCTGGTATCCTCAGTGCCCATGGCTACGAAGGTGTGAAGGACAAGTCCGAACTCGCGCGACACCGTGCCCTCATGCGGGTCGTCAGGGCTGGTGAACCACCCCTAGGCCTCTTTAGGCGCTTGAATGTTCTCATGATTCTCTTTAAGAATAAAGACCCTAAGTTGTCTAAAATTTTTAAGAAGGATAGAGATTGGGTGCGTGAAAAATTATTATGATACTCATCGATCGCATCGTTCGGTTTCTCAAAAAGGACATCTACCTTCCCTTGAAGTGTTACGCAAACAAAAGACAACTCACGAACCCACGAGACGGTTGTAACTGTAAGAATTTCTGTCGAAAACCCCCAAGTGGGGGCTCTCCAGTCTATGTAAAGATTGAGCCTAAGTATAGACAGAAATACAACTATTACAAATGAACGACGAACCAGCCCTACTCGCCCTCTATGAGTTGGAATCCAAGGTTCTTCCCCACCTGGAGACGATCAATCAAGCCGACCCAGCGGTACACCACTGTCTAGAAGAAGCTCGGACTCTACTCCAAAGGGCTCAAGAAATTCTTCAAGCGGCGGTTCTAGACCCACAGACGCATTACCAGGATTCTCAAAGGTTTTATCATAACTTGGCTCGAGTTCTCCCGATAATGGTACTACTTGAATCCGTCTCACCTCTACCTCCCGATCCGGGTGAGGTGGGTAATTCACCAGATACGCCGTCTTCAGACCTGTCAGACGAAGATAGTTATTACCCTGCAACTCCGCCGCGTCATTCAGAGTTCGAATAGTTTTAAATTCTAGAACAATCTCATTGTCAATAATAATGTCCGCCCTCAAGTTACCAATCACATGCCCCTTAAATGGGATTGGAATGATACGTTCCGATTCGTACTGAATCCCCTTTTCTCTCAGTAAAACTTCCATCGCATTGTGGTATACTCTCTCACTGTATCCAGGACCCAGTTGAGAATATATCTCTCGAGCGAATGCCTCGATGTTCATTAGATACCCATCTATTTAAATCTTTATCTAAAGTAAGATGGTCTCGGTCAAAAAGATCTCTACGAAGACAGTGGAGAAACGAAGAGCTGAGACAGTGCGTAGGCAGGCTCTTAACAGACGTCGTGAAGTGGAGAGGCGAAGGAAGATGACTCAAATTAATGCCGCACTCAATCGTCTATCCAAAAAATTTAGGCGTGTAAACATACCCAGGAATACGTTTAACGTGGGTACAGTGACGAGTGGGAATGATCGTTACCTTTCGGTGAGATTGAGTCGCAAAACAATCAATGAACTTCAGAATGTGTATAAGAAAACCTGGGAACAGCGAGTAGAGTATGGGGGTTCTATACCGTTCACACTTTCGAATACACGCAACTATGTTAAATTCGGTACACCAACCGTGAGTACAAACCAACAACTGGCTTCTGTAACCCCCACACAAGAAGATATGACTCAATATATCGTGTATCATACACACCCAGTTCCTGAACAAAACGCGCCACTTTTTACCTATCCAAGTGGTACTGATTTCAGGACGTATATAAGCTACTACCCCTCAATACAAGCAAATATTATCCTCGAGAACCAAGGGTACTATATCATTGATCTCATTGAAACGAATATGAATAAACCTAACCCGGATGAGGTTGTCGCAGAATTTAACCGTTTCATGACTTCCAGGGAATTCCGGCGTGTATCTGTGAATTGGAGTAACTTGGTATACATTCAAACAACACCTAACCAATGGAAACGAGCTGTAAATGGATACATGGACCCCATAATGCGAAAGAAGTTTGGTATTTCCATCAAGTATTACACATGGGACCAACTGGGTGAGATTACACTCCTAGATAAAAATGTCATTATGAATGTAGGATGACCGCACACAGGTTACACATTACAAAAATCGTGGTGAGAGATTTGAAATCTGTGAGCAAAATGTCGTCGAAGAATAGGTGGGAATATGGGGGTAAAGTTAAGTATGACAGGTGTATGAATTACAAAGGTCTCACCTATGTGACTTCCAAAGAGAGGGCTCGAATAGACTCGAGTGTTCTCGAGGAAGAGTGGTCTGATGCACCCGTGGCGTATCACACACACCCCTCACTCCTACAGGTGATTCCGGATGAAGTTGGTCCGACAATTTTCACAACTCTCCCGAGCAACGCCGACTTTGAATCATTTATCAAGGGGTTCCCGGACATGCAAGTGAATATCATCTGCGATGCACGTGGGTACTACATCATCGACATATTCGACGCAGTGAAAAAAAGTACAGTCCCCGTACCAGAGGGGGTCTTCTCACTCATGAAAGAGGTTCGCTACGAAGACTTCCTTCTCAAACGCGGCTTCGGGGAGGACAAGTGTGAATACTTTTCTACAGATTTACGTGAATGGAAATGGTTCATAAATGAGGACCTACACCCTAGACTCAATGAACTCTATGGGGTTTCTATCAAATTTTATGGATACGATGACGAACCACCCACGGTCATCATTGACGCATGAGAGAGTCCTCCAATTCATCCACCTCGTACCATGCCCAATGACACTCTTGTGACTCTATGTTATCTTCGCATATTTCCTGTGCTTCTTTTATCGCTTCTGTGAAGCGTAAACGAAGTCTCAGATTCTCCCTAATTGGGCGCACTTCCACGACACTTGGTCGTCTGTACATCCCCTCGAGAACGTTCTTACGAGTTTTCGCCAACTTTATCTTGTATAGATTGTTTTCAGAAAAGGTTGCGAA